CGTCATTTGATCCAGATTTTCCTGATGCATAATTTGAAGTTCCTGGAGCTTGATCAAACTCACCGAAAAATTCCCAACGGCGAACTGCTGTAGAACCTGCTGTGACACCAGTTAAATGCGCTGAAGCAAGTGTGAAATGAGTTGCATTTGTAATTGCAGAAACTTTGATTGATCGACCACCCGCAACAAACAAATCACCAACTGTTAGTTCTGTATTTGCTAATGAACCGGTACCTACAACTGCTGTTGAGCCAATAGCAACACTGAATGTTCCAGTTAAATTAGACTGCCATGCTGTCGAAGATGGGCATGTAGAAACTTTTAGTGAGTTTCCAAGTGCTCCTGCATATCTACCAATCCAAGGACCTACATCAAAAGACGCTGTATTAAGATACGCATCTTCATTTTTAATGAGAGTTCCAGTACCTGCGGTACCTGAACCAGTGGTTGCTTCAGCAGTAGAATTTAATGCTGTGTTAGCAACACGAACAACATATAATGGAGCAGAATAACCCAAATAATTCGATGCACTTAAAAAGTCAACTGAATTCGTTGAGTTTGGTTTTCCAAAGCGTTCAACCAAGTCAACTTCAGATTGAACTGCGACAGCCTCTTCAATTGGACCCCAACGAAATTGTCCAGAAAATGCGCCAGTTGTTGTTGCAATAGTTGCTTGCGAAGAAACAAGGTCTTGTTCTGTGATCTTGATTCCTGGTGAGATGAGACTTATAGCCATTGATTTCTCCTTGTTTTATAATAATATGTTTGATACGGATATTTTCATTTTATTTATAAAAAATCAGATTTATACTTATTTTCATACCAAACCTGTCCTGTTCCATCGATGATTTTTTGATCATCTTCTTCATCACCTGTATTTATAAAACCAAAAGGAACTACTTCTTCCTCGATCATTTTAATTCTATTTTCATAGAGTTCTTTTCTTAAATTAACGTTTGTTAATTCTTTAAAGTATGAATTTGTTGTCAACCAAGAAAAAAGAATCAGAGGCATGACAAGATCATCATGATAACCATCGTCTGCCATATAAGTATTTCTTCTTTGAATAAACGTAGATATTTCTGAAATTGTATCCGCATCGTTTATTAATAATTTTTTTTCTTCTACCATAGACTTAAAGTTAGAGCATCCAATTCTTTTTACTTTTTTGTCCGTAATTACACCCAACTGTGTTTTTCCGCCACCAAATCCACCAGTTACTGCTTGTCCTGAAGGCGTTCGATTGACTGAGATGATGTTTTCATATTCATATTCACTATATAAAATTTCTGCAACTTGTTCAGATGTATTTATTTCTATAAGAACATATGCTTCATTAAATTCTTTAGCAACTTTGTAAATAATTGATGGATATAGTAGTGGACTAATTTTGTTGTCCTTATATTTTCCAACAAGTTTGTATGGTACTTGAGTTACATCAATGATTTGAAATGCAGAATAATCATTTCCAATTCCTTTTGATGTGTCTGCTACTATAACATAAGTATTGTCTTTTTGTGCTGTTTCATAAATGTCAAGCCCATCTTTGCTATAGACTGTTGGAATTGGCGACATTTGTGCAATTGTGTCTGCTGCAATAAGTGTAAGGCTTGATCCCAAGAATTTACACAATACTTCCTGATTAAATTTGATTTCTCCAAGAAGCCTACGCTGTTCTTCAGCCCATTTTGCATCGCGACTAGGAATTTCCCAATATGGTATGAACAATGGAATAAATCCATTGTGTCCTTGTTCTGCTTCGTTCCAAAATTTCCAAAAATGATTGTAACCAAGTGGTGTAGATGAAAGCAAAATCTTTGTTGTTTCACCAGCAGAGATTGTAGGATAAACAGAGGTAAAGAACTGTTCTGCAACTGTGTTAGGAATGATTGCTGCTTCGTCAACATACAATAAGTTTACTGATTTACCACGAATGCCTGATGCACTTGTTGCAGCGGTAAAAACAATTGACCCGTTTTCCAATGCAATGTCACCTTTGTTCCATGTTGTGACGCCTTGCTGTAACCATGTTGGAAGATTCTCGAACATTACTTGATATCGATACAAAACTTCTCTTGCTGCTGTTGCTTTGTTTGCAAGAATTGCAACTGTTTTACTTTCTTGAAAAAGAGTATACCAAAGAATATATGCAGCAGACGTTGTAGTTTTTCCTTGCTGGCGACCCTCCATCAGAATCACTTTACGATTCTCGTGAATTATCTTGACTTTTTTTCTTTGACATTCATAAAGTTTAAAAGGCTGAAGCCCGTGGTCTAGTGTGACAATCTTACAATAATTTTCAATAAAATAAATTGGATCACTAGCACACTTAAGATATTCTTCAATTTCATCTTTAGTGAAATTAAGTTGAACACCAGCTGCCTTTAAATTTGCGTTGCCAAGATATTGTTTCACACTCATTGTTTATGATTTAATAATTTTTGTAACTCTGCTGTGCTGCCGACAAACAATGCATTGGTTACATGTGTTGGATTTGTTGATTCTTCATCTTTTTTATGTTGAAGTTCTTTTTTCTGTTTTGCTAAATTCAGCAAATCTTTGTTTGTATCTGCAAGTGTCTTAATCAATTGACCGACAACTTCGTATGCTCTTGGTGATTCGCCTTCTTTTGCCAAAAATGTTAAATTTTCCATAACTTCTTTACCATTATCTATCAAAGTGCGTAAATTTTTTCGTGCATACTCATAGTCATCTTCAACTGTAGCATTTTCAGTTACAATTGTAACTGCATTTGTTACAACTTCTTGAGTCGGAACAATATCAAAAATATCATTGAGTTTTTCATTCGTAGTTTTTTTCATAGCAAATGATTATTTTGTGTTATAGTTTCAGTAATTTCAAAAGCAGCATCACCCTCAAACGTTTGAGTTGTAATGATTGCTTCTTCAATGCGTGTTCTAACGTCTGCTCTGTCAATGTATTTGTATTTCTGTAGAGGACCAAACAGATATCCTTTAACAGTAAAATCAAATTGCCAAGTTAAAACTCTGCGACTTTCATAGTCTCCTTCCCAAGTATCTTCTGAAGTTACACTGTTGAGTTCAATAGGAATGTCCATATTAATTCCTAAATCAGGAAGAATCTTCATTGTAACTGTCCAATCTGGTGTGAAGAAAGGAACAATTTGTTCAACAATTTGTGTTCCGTCTTCAGCATTTTTTACGAATGCGTTTAATTGAAACTGCATATCGTAAGGAACTGGCGCGTATGTATATGAAAAATCATTGCCTCCAGTATTATTTCCTTTTGTATACTTGTGTGCAGTATTTAATTTTCTGACGGGAGCATAAGACATGGATAAAAATTCAAATCCAAGTCTAGGTGCAGTTGTTGAAATTTCTCTATTTAAAGATGGATCACCAGTAATTCTTTGAATGAATTTTTGTTTTGGTCCATATTCAATTGGAACATTGATTGTCTGAATTGTATTTCCGTTTAAATCATATCGTTCAATTTGTATTTCATTAAACAAATTACCAAACATAATTACAAAACGTCTTAACGTTCCGTGATAAAAATCGTGTCCGAACATCATGATTAATATGTCCTTGTAAGTGCAAAAGGATTCAATTCAGAGAAATCTAGAATATCGTCATCAATAAGTTTTTCTCCAATTGCTTCGTTGTCTGCTGTTACATCGTAAGTAACAACGCTGTTTCCTTCATTGACAAAATATGTTCCATCTTCGTTCAGCATAAAATCTCCATCTTCTAATAAAGACTTTTCAAGATTTGTCGTTGACAAACTATATTCATCTTCAATTAAATCAATTTCTGCAACACCAGTATTAATTTGTTCGCTAGAGTATTCAAAGCGATCACAGCGTAATTCGTATGTAAATAATTTACCCAATTGAAAAAAGTTTTCAATGTTTTCTGTGAAACGTATTTCATACATGTATCCCATCATTGGTATCCACACCAAATCTCCTTCGCGTGGACGAATAATGGAAGAATAATCCCATGCATCTGATACATCGTAAAGAAGTTGTTCACCGTCTTCATTGATAAAATTATAAGCGTATTCAGTCAGTAAAGAAGTTTTGAGTGACTGAGTAAATCTTTTTTGTGCTAAGACAAATGTAATTGATTCATCAGTCTGCAAACCAAACTTTGAAATAAAATCTTGTTGTCCTTGAAATCCATCATAACTTTTGACAAATAGTTCCATTTCAATTGCATCTTCAAATGCTGAACTTGCGTCTTCGCCATATATTCTATCTAAATTTGGATATGTTCTAGGCACATAATATGCTTGAATACCATACGTCTTGATGGATTCAATAATTAAGTCCTCTAGGACATTTTGTTCAGTATTTGTGTTATACTGATTGAAATAACGATTTCTTGCCATATGAGTTTAGCCAACCATATCTGAAACGGGAAGCGAGAATGTGCTAATCATCTCTGCTTCTAATTTGGTGATTTCTTCATTTGCTTCGTCCCAAATTTTTTGTCCGTTAAATGTGACTCCTCCTGGCATTGTCATGCCTTCGAATTTCTTAAGATTATCACCCCATTGTCTTTTGATCAATTGGGTCGCATAGTTTTGTAACCAACGGTCTTTCCATACGTCAGAGTATGTGTCAGGATCAATTGCTTCATATGCTTCAATAATGATATATTCTCCGACTGTGGTTTTCTCTGACCAAGCCATGTCGATATAAAGTTTGTTTACATGACGATTGTATCTGAGAGATTGCTTACCAACAAACAATTCTTCAGCAAGTGCAATATTTTGAAACGCCATGTAGTATGGTGCATAGCGAGTTGAACTGAACGCATAAAGATCATTCAGAGAAATTTGATATCTTAGATTGAAAAGATTGTTCGTTGAATACGAATCGCCAATGTCAAAAATATTGATCACACCAATGATAGCCTCGGGTATGGTAATGTATTTGTTAATCTGATCCTGTTCAGTAATTTGATGCGCTAAGTAAATCTTTTGCGCGCCATCAAAATGATAGTCGTGATAATACGCGAGTGCTTCATCGACTCTGTCTTCAACTTGATCATTGTCTACGTTAATTTCGAGAACAGGCTTGCCTAATTTGCGTAGGCAGTATTCAATGAATTCTTCTCTAGATGTTGGTTTTGCCATGAGGGGTGTCCTTTATTTTCAACACCTCTATTTATAATTCTTGAGAAAACAAAAAACCCACCGAGTGGTGGGTTTTTAATAATATTTAATATGACAAATTTATTATGCGTTTTTCCAGTTGATGATAACTCCACCAGGATGATCGGTCCAAGTGGGGGAATTCTCGCTTGGGCGACCTGATCTTCCCATGATAGTTCCCCCTCGCGTAAGACCACCAGGAGGAGTTGATCCAAGCATATTTAATGTTACACCACCTACTGTATAGTTTGTGCTGGAGTTGCCATAACTTGCTTGAGCGCCTGGTCCATAGTTGTATCCGTCATTATAACCGATATTTCCACTGCCCATACGAGCCGCACCGTTAAAATTTAGCGTTCTGCCAGTCAAATTAGAATTTGACACCTGCGAGTCTGGTGCTCCACCATGTCCAAATCCAGCGTTTGATGGAAAACTACCAACTCTTAGATACTGTCCATTTCTAGAACCACCTTGAACTGTTAATTGAAGATAACCGTTTTGTGAAGTATAATTAAATTGTTGTAAAGCAAAAGAACTTTCGTCTCCTGCAGCAGTATATGTCCACTTAGCAACTTCTCCTGAACCTGCTGTTCCTCCGTTATAATCAAAAAATGGAGGCTGCAAACCTCCTCCACCAGCAAGATAAAATTCAATTGTTCTAGTGTATCCTGGAGCTGGATTTGAAACGGTTCTTATTGTTGAGGATGAAGCATCTGACCTAGTATAAGTTTGCTCAATAACATAATCAACTCCATTCGTTGGTCCTGCAATAACAACCAACGCAACTGAGTTACTTGCTGAACTTTCTGCACTATAACCGACTGCATTTCTAGCGGCAACAGTAAACGTGTATGTTTGACCTGTGGTTAATCCAGTTATCGTAATTGGTGAACCTGATCCGGTTGCTGTAACTCCTCCTGGACTTGAGGTAACTCTATAATCCAGAATAGCAGAACCACCATTACTTGCTGGCGCTGAGAATGATATTGATGCTGAAGTTGATGATACAAAACTTGCACTAACTGACGTTGGTGCACCGGGAACCGTGGCTCCACCTGCACCAATAAGCATGTTTCTAACGCTCATATTATGTCAAACCTCCGCCGTTGATTACGAATTCATTTGATGCTACGCAGAGAATTGTAGCAATGCCTCGTTGAGCCAATGTTCTAGTTCCAGTATTTGATGTACCAACTTGTCTTAGAGTTGCACCAGCACCTTGCAGAACGGAAATTGATGATCCTGAGTTATTGTAAATTGTGATTGCTTGGCCTGCGCTGAATACGCTTGCTGGAACCGTTACGTTACCTGTAGCAGTTACAGTTTTTCCGCTATCTGCTGCAACAAGGGTGTATGATCCTGTGGTTGCATTGATAGGCACTTCACGAACGTTACCTTTACTGTCGTTGATTGAAGAGCCACTATAAATTTCTCCACCAACACCTAATCCGCCTGTTACTACTGCTGCACCACTTGATGATGATGTTGATGCGGTTGAATTTGTATTTCTTAATACACCACCAATATACGCAGCACCAGCAATACCCGCACCACCACTAACA